GTCGGGCTCCCGGTTGGGCCGGTCACCCGGTGAGTCCGTTCGTCGACACTGGCAGCAGATCTGCCGGGGAGATGCCCGCGCGGCGGGCGTAGCGCAGCTGCTGCTCGCGGAGCAGCTTGCCGTCGGGCATAACGATGCGCTGGTTGATGACGATGTCACCGCCACCGCCGGCGAACCCGCCACCGCCGGACCCGCCGCCGCTGGGCACGGTGCGGTTGCGGCCCATGGTGGACAGCTGGGCGTTGGACAGGATCTGCTCACCGCCGTGGACCACGGCCAGCTGCGGGGCACCGACCGGGCCGGGGACGACACCGCCGTCGGCGAAGCCGAGCATGTGGGCGACGTTCCCGCCGGCACCGCCCGGGCCGGACCCGCCGCCACCGGTGAAGATCCCGGAGATGGCGTTCTTCACTCCTGAGATCGCGCCACCGATCTTATCGAGGATCGGTTTGATGAACCCCCACGCCTTCGACACCGCGTCCGTGATCGTGTCCCACACCCACGACCAGATGTCCTTCAGGTCCTGGATGCGCTGCTTAATCGGGTCAATGCCATAGGTGACGATCAGACCCCAGATGATCTTCAGCCCCGCCCAGGCCTTCGACACCTGTTCGGTGATCCAGTTCCAGGCGATTCCCCATCCGATTTTCAGGATGTTGATCGCCCACAGGACGGGCTGAATGCCGTACGTGTTGATGAACCCGAGAACAGGTTTGATGACGGTTTCCCACGCCACCTGCAGGCCGGCACTGATGGCGCCCCACACGATCATCCACGACCGTTTGAAGTCGTTGATGATGACCGACAGGAAACCCCACACAAACTTGAACGTGAACACAATGGCGGCCAGATAGAACTTGATCGGCGCGACCAGGTAATGCTCGAACCAGTGCACGATCGGGTCGACAACATGGGTCTTCACCCACATCGCCGCGGTCTGCAGTTCCTTGATCGTCCAGTGCCACGCGTCGACCAGCCAGCCCCACACGTCCAGAGCGATCTTCTTAATCCAGTTCCAGACCGTGGACCAGTGCTTCACCAGTTCGTAGATGCCGTACGCCAGGGCGGCGATCGCGGCGATGATCAGCATGATTTCCCAGGTGGCCGCGATGTTCGCGATGGCGGCCTGGATCAGCGCCACCGTCCACGCGCCGATCGCGACGACCAGGACCCCGCCGATGATGGCCGCCAGCACCTTGACGGTCTCGCCGTTCTTGTTGATCCACGCGAACGTTTCCTGCAACTTCGGGATCAGCCAGGTGCCGATCTTCACACCGGTGGCCTGCAGGGTGGCCACGAACTCGGACCACTGCTGCGAGAACTCCTTCTGCTGCCGCGCCCATGCCTCATCCGTGGCGGCGGCCCGACCGGCGGCGGTGCCCAGCTGGTCGTACTTCGACTTGAGCTTGTCGGACTCCTCGAGCAGGGTCATGATCGCGCCGGAGGTGCGGCCACCGCCGAACGCGTGCTCGATGACCTGGTTCTGCTGCACCGCGGTCATGCCGGCGGATTCCAGGTGGTGCTTCAGGTCCTCGACGGCGACGAGCAGACCGTTGGGTTTGCGCATGTCGTCGGCCATCTGCGTCGACGTCATGCCGATCGTGGCCAGCGCATCCGACGCAGCCAGGGTCGGCGCGGACATCAACGCGACCGTCATCCGCAGCCGGGTCGCGGCCTCGTCCGCCGGGACCGAGTTGTCGGTCAGGGTGGCCAGCGACGCGGAGAAGTCGACCATGGCGAGGCCGGCCGTCTTGAACGCCGGCAGGATGCCGGTGCCGATCGCCGCGGTCAGCTGCGACATCCGCATGTCGCCCATGCCGACCGTCGCGTTCAGGAACGAGATCGCGTCGGCCGCCGAGTGGATGTCGGACATGCCGATCGCCATCACGCCCGACATGGCGTAGGTGACGTCGTCGAGCGACGCCATGCCGATCTTCGCCAGCTTCGCCGACTGGGTCAGCACGTCCATCGCCGCGGCGCCGCGCAGCCCCGTCGACTCGATGTGGTACAGACCGGTGGCCAGTTCCTCGGGCCCGATCCCCACTGCGGGGGCGAGGGCCAGGACCGAACCCTTCAGCTTGTCGACCTCGGCCTGGCTGGCGCCGGCCTGGGTGTGGATGAGCTCCATCTGCTGGGAGAAGGCCATCCCCATTTTGATCGACTCGTACCCGACGCCGGCGATCCCGACCGCGAGGGCAGCTGCGGCGACCTTGCCGGCGGCGGCGAGTTTGGTCTGGGCCGCCTCCAGGGAGGACATCTCGGCCTTGACTTCGCCCATGCCGGCCTTGTACTTGCCGATCTCACTGACGACCTCGGCGATGACCGGGGGCAGCATTCCTCCGAGAGCCATCACGCCCCCGTTCGGTTGCTATGCCAAGGTCGCGGACCGCCACGCCTCGACGAAGATGGCGCGGATCTCGTCGTGGAGTTCGTCGAAGCTGGGTTCGAGGTAGGGCCGGGCCGGCAGGATGCCGCGCCCGGTCACGCCGCCCAGTTCCTGGACACGGCCATAGATGGCGGTGGGCCCGACGGTGCCGCGCCATCCGTTCGGCCCGTAGGGTGCGGGGCCGGTCACCGCAATGGAGCGCCGCAGGTTCCCGGTGATCAGGGCCGGCGGTTCACCCGGCCCGGACGGGGTGGGTGTGCCCTTGCGGTGAGACTTCAGGCCGAGCTTCTGCTTGGTGCGCTTCTCGATGAGGTGCAGGGCCTTCGCCGTCGCAGCGATCGTGGCCCGGCGCATCTGCTCGACCTTCACGTCGATCGCGCCGATGAACCGGTCCACCCCACGCAGGACGATCATCGGTTGGCCCGTTCCTTCTCGGCCCGCACCTCGTCCAACAACTCGGCGAACGCGGGCAGTCGGTCCAGGAACCAGGCCGGGTTCTCGGTCATGGTCTGCGCCGCCGTCCAGTGGTACCGCTCAGCGAACCAGCCCAGATGCGCGACCCGCTCCATGAGCTCGTCCTCGTCCGAGATCCGGTCCCGGACCTCGGCGAACCCCGACAGGAGCGCCTTTACTCGCTGTCGGGCTGAGTAGGGGAACCGGGCTCCGTGTTGTCGATCGACGCGCCGGGGGGCGGTTTGATCAGGTCCAGCACCGGGGCCAGGGACGCCTCGATGGCGTTCATGTCCCGGGCCTTGAGTCGCTTCCACGCCTGCGGGTTGGCCTGCGGGGTGCGCGGGTCCTCCAGGTACGGGATGTCCCACGTCTTGATCGCGACGACCATGGCGGCCTGGTACAGCTTGTTCGTGGTCTCGCCGCCCGTGTCGGCCGCGGCGATGGTGCGCCGCAGCGCGGCCACGTCCTGCCCGGTCAGGTCGTCGAGGTTCACGAACTCCACCGTGCCGCCCGAGGGCAGCGTGAGCGGAGGTATCTGGCTGGTGTCCATGTGTTTCTCCCACCGGATTGATCGGACGGTTGCAGTGCGGGATTGCCTCGCCGGATCGCGGACGAACAGGGCGAGGATGCGCGGGGCCGGCCAGCCCCGTTGTGCCAGGACCGCGGCAAGGCCGAGCGAGCAGGCCACGGGGCCCATGCCGAGCACGATCTGCCACCGGTGCGCCGGCCAAAGCTGGGCCAACGCAGGCGTGCAGAACGCAAGGACGGCGAGGGCTGTGACGGCGACGCTGAATGGCCGCCACCGAGCGAGCACGATCAGTACGAGGCGGTCGCGTTGGAGACGGACGCCTTGATCGGCGACAGACCACCCGACGCGCCCGCGTTGGTGCTGTTCATCACGGCCTTAAAGGTGGTGTCGTAGCCGACGGCCTCGGCCCCACGGTTGATCTTCGCCGTCTCGTACGCGGCCAGCTGGCAGTCGATCGTCAGGTTCCGGTTGTTGATCAGCGTCAACCCGTTGTCCGTGATCAGCTGCAGCTGGGGCTGGGTGTTGTTCAGCAGGTACAGCATGTTGTTGCTCTCATCGGCGGGGGTCGCGAACATCAGCTTGCCCTCGACATCGAGCGCCCCGCGGAAGATGACGAACGGGGTCTGGACGGTGCCCTGCAGCGTGTACTCCGCCTTCAGCGCCCGCTTGATCGTGATCTCCCATTCCCGCACCGTGGAGACCAGCGTGCCGCCCGCGGCCGGGCCGGCCAGGCCGAGCTTGGTGCGCCACCCCGCTTGCGGGGGTTCCGCAGACGTCGCCGCGGTGGGCGGGGCCGCCGCCACCGACGAGGGCCAGGCGAGGCCCTTCGCGGACAGCATCACCAGCGACGACTCGGCGTTGCCCTTGAGCGTCAGCTCGGACAGGCACGCGCCCGGGTACACGCGGGCGAAGTTCGTCGCCGACGGCGGGCCCTGCCAGTCGTACAGGGTCAGCGACCCGGGCTGCCCGGTGCCGGAGTTCAGCAGGCTGATCGCGTGCAGGAACGGGGTGGCACCCGAGTCCGTGACGTCGCCGAGGATGTTGATCAGGAACCACGGCAACATGTCGAGAAACGCCGGCCCGTCCAGTGACCACTCGACGACCTTGACGCCCTGGATGACACCGGCCAGGTTGGCCATCGACCCGCGGAAGCTGGTGTCCTCCAGGGAGGTGACCTTGTCCTCGGGTTCGAACTTGTCGACCGGGATGGTCGCGGTCATCGCGACGATAGTGCCCTGGGTGGTTTCCTTGCCCAGGCCCAGGAACTGCTTGGCACTGGGGTAGACAACGGGGGTTGGCATTACTCACCCTTCCCGGTGGTGGCCTTGGCGGGGACGTGGAGGCTGGCCTTGTCCGGTAGCGGGTCCACCTGATCGGGCTCGGTGGCATGCTCCGCCGGCGGCCGGTACCCCGCCATGGCCTCGGCGTAGTTCCCGACCTCAAGCGCGGCCAGGGCGCCGTGCATTCCGTCGTCCACCTCGTCGACGTCGGCAGGAGTTTCGGGCTGGGTCATGGTGTCTCCTAGGCGACGTCGTAGGCGTGAGCTTCGAAACTGATCAGCATGTAGCCCTTGGAGGCCTCGTCCTCGGTGACCATCTGCTCGAGGTGGGTGGCGATCTCGCCGCCGCCGTCCTCGGACCCTTCACCGACCTGGAAGTTCCCGGCCTCGATACCGCCCGTGCCCAAGGTGGGGTCGGTGCGGATCTTCGCGACCATGGCATCGCGGAGCGTGTACCCGAAGTCCTGGCCGTCCTCGGCGTAGCCGGCCTTCGACCAGATGAACCCGTGCAACTCGATCGCGTAGTGCACCTTGCGGCGCCCCTGGATCGCCGGCAGGGTGGCCCGGTGGTCGCGGGTGTCGGGGATCTGCGCGACCAGCACGCAGCCTGTCATGGTGCCCAACGGTTGGCCGGTGAAGAACTCGGCGTAGTCCTCGCGTTTGGCCCAGCCGCGCCGCACCGTCGTCAACCCGGTGACCGTCGGGGTGTGGTAGCTGTGCGTCAGTGGGTCGTAAGGGCCGCCGAAGAACTGGCAGATCTGGTCCAGGATCGTGACGGTTGTGGTCACCGAACCCGCCGGTACGTCAGCAGCGCCCGCATGGCTTTCTGCTCCCACGCCGACGCTTCCTCGGCCCGCTTACCGGTGGCCGACTTCACCTTCGCCGCCGGCCACGTCGACGCCGACGGCCCGTACCGCTGCAACCCGTCGATCGTGTAGTAGATCGTGGCCAGCATCAGGTTCTGGTCGAACCCGGTCACCCCGGCGCCCGCGGTGTGGGCGAACTGGGTGGCCGAGACCGGGATGGCGGCGGCCGTGAACGGGGTGGTGTTCTGCCCGGCCCAGCTCGCGGACACGGTGACGGACTCTTCCTTGCCCGGCTCCCAGATCCGCAGGGTGTCACCGGCGAAGATGCCGGTGGGGTTGGACACGGTGATCGACGTGGCGCCCTGGGTGGGGCTGTTGGTCAGGACGGCGTTGGCGTACCCGGCCACATACGTCCAGGACGTATACAACTCCAGCCCGGTGGGTGGGGTGCCGAACTGCAACGACCCCGACCAGGCCGTGTTCTGTCCGGCCAGCTCGACCACGATCTCCGTATCGGACTCGACCCGGAACAGCGGCGATCCCACGGTGGTGACCTGCGCCAAGGTCGACGCGTACGTGTAGGACTGCAGCAACCGGACCGGGCCGTCCTCCGCCTTGTGCTTCAGCCGGCCGTACCGGTCGACGAACTCACGGTCGTAGTCGGTCTGGACGTGGGCCTGGATGGGTTGGTTGCAGAAGTTCTCCGCCTGCGCCGACCCCATCAGCAGGCAGTTGAACAACTGCGCGTCCTGGTCGGCCTGGACCGTGTTCCCGGACCGCAGGTTCGACAGGTCCAGGTAGGTGGGGTGGGCTTTGAACGTGGCCACGGTGACGAACGGGATGCTCAGCATGTTCTGCTGGGCGATCGGGACCGCGGTCGTCACCGGCCTGCCCTACTTCTTCGCCGCGGTCTTGGTGTCCTTCTCGACCTCGTCCTCGGCGGGAGGCGCGGTCCGGGCGGCGAGCAGTTCGCGCAGGGTGTCCTCGTCCAGGGACGCGAGCAGCGCTGACCGGAGCTCCTCGTTCGTAGCGGTGATCTCCGGCTGTTGCCCCGAGTCGAAGTCGTCGGCCAGGTTCCAGGTGCCGTGTTCGCACGACCAGGCGGTGTAGTCCGGGTGCACCGGGTACAGGCCGCAGATTGAGCACAGTTCGGACAGGTGGACGGGGCGCGGGGGCTTGGTGGTGCCGGTCTTGTCGGGCCAGCGGGGCATATCAGGACTCCTGTCCACAGTGTCCGCAGATGCGGAAGTAGTTGCGGCGCCCGCACGGGCAGGCGAACCCGCCCCGAATGTGGGCGGTCGGGCCGGCCGTGTTCGCGATCACGGCCACGCCTTCCCGGATCGCGGTCCGGGCGTCCCGGTTGGAGACGTTCATGGTGCCGTCGCGGTCCCGGGCGTACGTGCGGCGCCGGAACTCGGACTCGATCTGCAGGGACTGCATGCCGTCCATGGGCAGGATCCGGGGCACAGCGCCTCCGTTCGTGGGTCCGGCCGCGGACCCGGTGGGCGGAATCCGCGGCCGGAGTAGGACGACTTACCGGTTGTTCTGGATGCCGACGACGGAGCCCAGCCACGCGGGGGCGAAGCACACCCCGGCGCCGTACCAGTACGACGACGTGTCGTAGGAGAACTGGTTGACGGGCCAGTCGATGCCCATGAAGTCCTGCACGTTGTACACCGCGTACACGGCGTCAACCTGGCTGTCCGGGATGGGCAGGGTGTCGGACAGGATCAGGCTGTTGCCCTGCGGCAACCACGGGTGGATCTCCAGGGAGACGATCCCGCCGGCGGCCTCGTTCTGCAGCGCCGTGACGAGGGCACCCATGGTGTACCCGCCGACGTCGGACTGCTCGATCTTCAGCTGGTAGTTCGACGAGGCGGTGCCCTTGATCGCGTCGGACAGCTGCACCCGGTCCTGCGCCGCCAACATGATCCGGTCCGGGGTGGCCTTCACCGCCAGGTACATCGCGGCGAACGCCGTCTGGTACTCCACACCCGGGTTGCTCGTGCTGAACGTGGTGTTCAGCTTCGTGGTGTAGCCGGCGTTCGCGCCGGTGCAGTACGGCAGCAGCCCGTCGTAGCCGGTCGCGTACGCCGACCCGCCATCGGCGGCGGTCAGGTTGACCACGGTGCCGGCGGTGGTGGTGTACGCCGTCGGGATGGTGCCCGAGGTGGGGATGGCGCCCTGGATGGTCAGCTTGTTGAACCCGGACCGTCCGTTGTAGATCGTCCCCGAGGTGGTCGTGTACAGGAACCGGGACGCGTCGCCCGGGTCCGCACCCGCGGCCAGGGAGATGAACACCCGGGCACCGGTCGCACCGGCGGGCAGGGTGTACGTGACGTCCACGACCTGGCCGGTGGTGTACGCGCCCGCTGCCGAGGCGGCGGTGGCGATGGACACGCCCTGGTCGCCGTTCTCCGCCACGACCCGGACGTACAGGTTGCCGGAACCGTTGGTGATGCCGATCTCGGGCGCGACCGCGGACCGGCCGGCCGACACGGCAACACCGGTCGGGGCGGCGAGGGTACCGACGTACCCCGAGGCGGTGCCCCGCCCGTACAGCAGGATCCGCTCCTCCATGAGCATCGACGACCACAGGACCGAGTTGCGGGACAGGGCGCGCATGTCCTGGTAGCCCTGGCCGGAGTACTGGGTGGCCCAGTCCAGCTCATCGCTGAGGCTGAACTGCTGGTACAGCACGCTCGACTCGTCGCCGGCGTAGGTGATCTTCGGGCCGCGGTTGAAGTACAGCGCGTTCGACGAGGACGGGTTCGCGAAGCTGACCTGCGACGAGCTGGTGATGCCCGGCCAGGTCACACCCACACCGCCGGTGGCGGTACCGGTGAAACCGGTGATCCGCTTGAACCGGTGCGACGTGCCCAGCCCGCGCCGGCGCGGGATGCGGTTGCGCAGCGGGGTCGGCTTCGGGGTGAGCATCTTCGCCGGGGCGTCCAGGTCGAATGCCACATACCCGGTCGACAGGGGGCTCGTGAGGGACAGGTCCTTCTGCAGGTCCGGGATCTGCATCGAGGACAGGACCGCGGTCAGCGACGCCAACCCGTCAGCGGACAGGGCCTTGGTGATCTCGGGGAGGCCGGCGGCGCGCTGCAGCATCTCCAGCGGGGTGCGCGGCTGGGAGGTGGTGAAGTCGATGCCGTGCCCGGACTGGTGCGGCAGCGGGTTCGACCGGTCGATCTGGCGGGTGGGGGCCTGGTCCAGCTTGACGAGGTACTCGTCGCGCATGCGGGCCTTGTCGGCGGCGGACAGGGACGGGTCCGTGAACATCTGGTCCACGGGAGGCAGGACAGCCATCAGGGGTTCCTCAGCGGAAGGGCGACCCGTCGGCCTTGGCCATGGTTTCGCGGGCGAGTTCCCGGTATCCGGCGGCGGCGGTGGGGTCCTCGTTGCGGAGTTCCTCAGCCTTGCTGAGGTAGGCGTTGGCTTGGGTGCGCAGGGCGATTGCGTCGGCGTCCCGTGCTGCCAGGGTCTGCGATGCGGTGCGCATCGCGACCGGGCCTCCAGGCACGGGCATCGCGGCCACCTTCGCCAGGTCCGCCTTCACGAGTGTGAGCTCGTCTGTGAGCGTTTTCATGGCCTCTGCGACTGCAGTCTTGACGATAGCAGCCACATCCGGGCTGTCGACCTTGGTCAGGTCCGGCGCGTCGGCCGGCGGCGTAACCGCCGGCTCGGCCGGTGGGGTGGTGGTGTCGGCCTTGTCGACGGCGTCGGCCATGTACGTGTCTCCGTTCATGCTCGCCGAGGACGCCAGGGCGTCACCAGCTGGTTCGGCGGTCTCCCGTGTGATGAAGTACTTCAACGCCCGCACCGCGTCGAGCAGGCACGCGATGTCGCCGGCCTCGTCCAGGTCCCCGGCCGCCAACTGTTCGGCCTCGGAAGCGATGAGTTGCCCGATGCAGTTGATGGCTTCCTGCGCGGTGGCCACATCGGTGGCGGCGTCGGCCTTCGTGGTCGCGGTCAGCGCCGGGATGAGCAGCTTCACCTCGTCGAGGACGGCCTGCGCCTGGGCGGCCACGTCGGACTCTTCGACCTCGGCGCCGTCGACGTCCTCCAGGTCGCCGGCGGCGTCGGCCTTGACCATGGTGAACAGGGTCCGCGGGTTGGACGGCCGGTCCACGAGGGACACCTCGATGATGCTGCCGCCGACGACCTCACCGTTCGGGGCGTCGGCCTTCCCGAAGTTGATCTGCGGGTCCTTGATCCCGACCGAGAAGCCCTTCAGCACCCCGGCGCGGACCTTCGTCACCGCGACCGGGTCCACCACCCGGGCGGCCAGGTTGTGCGCCCCGTCCGCCCCGCGGGTCAGCCCGGCCGCCACACCGACGGCGCGTTTGGCGTCGTGCTGTTCGCGGACGTTGCCGCCCTCCGCCATCCACTGCGGCATGGCGGTGTCGAGCCAGTCCTGGTTGAGGCGCTGCTTGTCCCGATCCACCCCGGCGTCGGTGGCCGGGCCGTACACCATCACGGTGCCGTCGGGCTGGTCCTCGACCTTGGTGATGGGCGCCCACGCGTACGCGGTGGTGGTCATCTGCGGCCTTTCGTGGGCACGGCAAAAGACCCGCCGGGGGCGGGCCTCAGGTGGGTGGAACTACGGGCTGACGGTCAGGAGCCGACGCCGAGGCGGGACTCCTGGAACGCCCACTCGGGGAACTCTTCCCCGTTGGACTCCCACCGCAACCCGTGATCCCCGTGGATCGGCTGGCGGTGGTCCAGGCCGTTGCGGTACACCTCGTCCGGGATGCCGGTCGGGAACGCGGCGCAGAACGGGCCCTTCAGCCCGGCCGTGTTGTCGGCGGAGAACGGCGACCGGTAGCGGGTGCAGGTGGCGCACTGCGACGTGGGTTGACTGGTCACGACGCGACCCATTTCGCTTGAAGTTCGGCTACCTGAGCCATTAGGGCCGCCGGCAAATCCGGGAGCGGTTCGCTGGCAGGCCGCCAGTCGCCCTGCGCGATCAGACTGGCCACCGGCAGGACAAGAAACTGCCCGTTGGGCAGCAGCGATGCGCCGACCTCGCCGTCGGCGACCAGCACCGCCTCGCCGTCTCGCGCCACGACCTGCAGCATGAGCGCAGCCTACGCCTGAACCCGCCAGGGGATCCCGGCCCGCTTCAGTGCGGCTACGGTCTCCTTCGTGGGCGTGTAGCCGCGCGCGAAGACCACCTCGGCGATGTCCTCGACGCGGACGCCGCCGTGGATCTGGGCCTCCACGTAGTTCTCCCGCTGGAAACCGGCGCTGGCGTAGTCGCGACCCATGCCGCCGGGCGCCCGCCATCCCGTATGTGGGGTGACGTTGAAAGACTCCCAGCCGGGCGTGGCTACGGGCGTGGGGACAACGGCTTTCTTGCCCGACAGTGAATCGCCGACCGTGAACGAGGTCCGGTCCCGGACCGAGTCCTTCAGTACGATGTTGATCTCGCCGTACTGGCTGACGGCCGCCCGCTCGTAAGCGATGGAATCCACCCCGCCCGGGGCAAGGAAGCCGTAGACGGGTCGTAGCTTCGGGTCCAGGTCCGTCGGGTAACCCCAGGTCGCCCGTTCATACTGGGCCCGCAGCTCCGGATGCAACGAACCCTCGGACGTGCCGGTCTCGAACTGGGTCTTCATCCGCCCATCGTCGAGAATGGACCGCAGCGTGGCCGAGTCCTGGCGTGCGACAACGATCGGAGCGTCCGCTAGTTGAGTCCGCATCTCGTCGACCATCTGCCGGCGGACATCGACGGCGGTACCCCTGATCTTGAACGCCTGCCGCCACTCGGTGTAGCTGGCCTTGACCTGCCGCTCTTGGACTAGACGCTGATAGACACCCGGGTACTTGGCCTGGAAGGTCTGTACATAGCGCACGTTCGCCTCAGTGCGCCGCGCGTAGGGCAGTTGAGTTTGCGGGATGTTGGTGACGTGCCATGGGTCGGCGCCGTCTCCATCCCCGATAATCTGCTTGATTCGAGTTAGGTCGGCGGCCGGGATCTTCGGCATCACGAAGGTGGGCACTTCGGCGGTCTTGGGCTGGATGCCGGACGCCCGGACCTTGGGTTCGACCACGACGGTCTTGGCGCGGGTGAGTTGGATCTCCTGCCCGTCGATCACCGTGGACGTCCCGCGGGTGACGATCCGGACCTGCGCGCCCTCGGCCGGGACAGCGCCCAACGGCTCGTGCAGCGCCGGGTCGTACTTGGCGCCCTGGCCGGCCTTGCCGATGCCCTTGATGTCGTTCCTGTTGGCGATGCGGGTCAGCGCCGACCGCAGTTTGGCCTGATCGTTCGCGGACACCGCCTTGCGCAGCGCCGTCAACGTAGCCTCATCCACCGAGGAGGTGGAAGCCGCGTACGCCAACCGTTCCTCGAACAGGCGCTGATCGGCGCCCTTCACCAACAACTCGTCGAACTCGGCCAGCAGGTCGCCCAGCTTGGTGCGGGCCTCCAGGATCCGGTTCCGTTCCCGGCCCGCCGCCCGGGTCACGGCACGCTGCTCTGCGGCCGTGGGGACCTTGCCGGCGGCCTCGACCGCACCCTTCGGGACGATCTCAACGTCAAGGACCCGGACGCCACCCTTGGTCACACCATGATCAGCAACCACCCGGAACGTCAGGCCCCGGTCGAGCATCAACTCGGACTCGCCGCCGCCGGTGATCCGGATCGCGGAGGTCCCCTTCGGGGCCAGAACGCGAATCACGTAGCCGTCGCGCTGGGCGAACTGCTCAGCGATCCTGCGGTCGGTGCTGGTGCCGACGTAGCCCAGATCCGTCCACTGCAGCCCGACAGCATCCCCGGCCGGGATACCAAGTCTGGCGACGTTGCGGCCGCCGCGGTACACAACCGCGTCGTCTGGCAACTTCGACTGCGCCATGGCCCGGTCGAGCACCTTGATGTCGCGGTCCGCGGTCGCGAACTCGCGCGCCCGGGTGGCGTCCCACTGCGCGCGGCCCTCGGGAGTGAGTATCTCCCGGTACTTGACCTCCCACTCCTGGAGCGGCTTGCCCTCCGGGAAGCGCAGCCGCTCGTTGAACGGGCCCGACACCCGCACGCGGCGGGTGATTGCGGAGAGCAGGGAGGACGGGGCGCCGGTGTAGCCCTCGGCCTCGATGGCTTTCCACCTGCCGGTGTCTGCGCCCGCAGAGGCGTCCACCGTGATGCGGACCGGGGGCAGCCGCTCGGCGCGGTCACCCGTGCGGGCGGCGGCGAGGCGCTCCTCGAACGTGGCGGTCTCGGCCTCTGCGGCGGGCGCCACGGCTTCGACCGCCCGGAGTTGTTCCAAGAGTTGGGGTTTGGTCAGCTTCGAGTAGCCGGTCAGGCCACGCTCCTTGGCCAGGGCGCGCAACTCGGCGACCTTCAGCCTGGCCAACGGGTCCGCTACGGCCCGCATCTCCCCGATCCCCGTGCCCATCGGCCGCGGGGCCAAGCCCTGCTTGCCGTATTCGGCGTCGAGGAGATCCACGATCTGGCGCGACAGGTCCGCCGCCGCATCGCCGTGGATCATCACATCGGCGAACGCCTCCGGGATGGCCTCCTGCACCGACGCGGTCGCGTACTCGGAGATCTCCGTGCGCATCAGCACATCGCCGCCGATGCCCCGGTCCGCGGCCATGCGCATCACGAGGTCGTAGACGCTGTCGTGGATTGCCTCGTCGAGGGTGGCGAGGTCGACGATGTGACCGAACTCGTGGATCGTCACACCCACCGGGTCGAACGGAACACCCCCGCGCGCGCCGTCGGCCATGAACTCGTTGCCGCGCAACGCCTGCAGGTACGCCTCGCGGCGTTCCGGCGTGGTCCACAGGGTGTTGAACCGGATCTCGCCGTTGCCACCCACGGCGAACAGCGACCCGTACCCGGGGGGCAGGTAGCCGACGGCCTCCAGCTTCGCGTCCGGGTAACGTTCCAGGCCGCGCAGCACACCCTCGGCGTGCTCGCGGGCGGTCTGAATGTCCGACCCAGCGAAGTCGACCTGCAACGGCCGGCCGGTCAGGGCCTCCGCCTCCGTCTTCAGGACCGTCTCCACCTCATCGGTGGACTTCGCGGCCTGCAGAACGTCGCGGACGATCAGCCGCGGCGCGGGGATCCCGGCGCCCGCGGCGCCCGGCTGGGCGGCCATGGCCGGCACGGCGGGTTCGGACACCTCGACGTCCAACCAGCGGATGCCGTAGTCGCCCTGAACACCGGAGTCGGCCACCACCCGGAACGTCAGGTCCCGGCCGATGAGGACTTCGCCCTCGTTGTCCAGGCCGGCGGCCTCGTCCTGAATGGACACCGCCCGGGAACCCTCGGGTAGGCGCAGGCGGATCGCGAACCCGCGGTCCTCCGCGTTGCCCACGTAGGCCTCGGCGGCGTCCCGGTCCACCGTCACCGACGTGAACGCCTTGTTGCCCCACGACAGACCGGTCAGGTCCCGGGTCGCCCAGTCCTCCGGCAGGATCCCCGTGCCGTTGGTGAACCCGCGGTACACGGTGATGCCCCGCGGCAACCGGGACTGGTCCAGGGCCTCGTCGAGGAGGCGGATGTCCCGCGCCCGGCGCGGGGTCATCGGGATGTTGCCGCGCAGGGCGGTGTTCACGGCCGGCTCGGCGTTGTTCTCCCGCACACCGTTCGGGCCGAGTTTGCCGGGTTCCTTGTCGTACACCCAGTCCTTGAGGGCGGCGTTGACCGCGGCCTGCTCCGCCTCCGGCAAGGCCTCCAGCCCGGTCGCGGTCTCGGAGCCGTAACTCCACCGCACCGGCGGCACATCCCACGCCTCGGCGGGGGTCAGCCCGTCGCCGAACACCGCCGCCGCGGCTCGGCCGCCAGCCGTCTCAGCCTCTCCGGCACCCACACCGAGCAGGTCCAGCGGGGACAGGGCACCCGCCGCGGCGGCTTCGTCCGCGGTCAGCCACGCGGGGGCCAGCGAGCAGCGGCACAACGGGTGCGCCGGCGGGGCCTGCGTACCGTCCGGGAACCCCTCGTTCAGGGGCACCACGCCGGCGGACTCGTTCTCGTTGCACGCCTGGCACACCCGCTGGTCGGACGCGGTCAACCACTCCTTCGCGTCCACCCCGTTGCGGGCGTACCGCAGCAGCGTCGCCGAGGACACGGCGCGAGTGGTCTCGGTCAAAGCGACCCGGTACGCCCACTTCGGGTCATCGACCAGGGCCCGCAATGCCTGCGCGATCTTGGATGGGGCGTCGCCGTGGGACACACCGTCGGCCAGGATGCGGGCCAACTGGTCGAGCTTGTGCTCCTCGATGCCCTTCAGCACGATCCTGCCGTGCTCGAGCAGGGCTTTCAGGCCACCGCCGAGACCTTCGACGTCGATGAGTTCCCGGGCCGCTTCCCAGTCCCCGGGGGTCCAGTGCGCCCAGTCCGCGCCCATGGTCAGGGTGGCCGGGTCGTCGGCCTTGACGATCACCCCGTGGTGCGACAGCACCGTGCGGGCCGAGATCGCACCCACCAGGAACCCGTCGGTCCACAGGCCGTGCATCGGCCCGGTCAGCTTCTTCGCGATCGGCAGATCCCGGCGCTGCAACCAGCGCAGGGTCAGGTCGCGCAGGTCCGGGTCGTTGACCGGCGGGGCATCGGCCAGGTAGTCAGCGGCGAGCTTCAGCAGCCCGGAGGGCGCCCCAATCAAAGCCCGGTGCAGGAACGGCGCCCAATGCTCCGCCACCGCCAGGTCCCGTTCCCAGCCCGGCCAGTGCCGCACTTTTGGGAGCCGCCCCCGGGGCCGCACCACCGAACTCGGCCTTGTCGAGCTGCACCCCGGCCGCGGTCGCGTCAGCCAAGGTCACCGTCCGGAACACGAACGGGCGGGTGTTGTTGCCCTTCGCCAGCCACCGCCGGTACGCCACCAGTTCGGCCTTCACCGCATCCGGGGACGGCTTCGGGGGGCTACTCGCAGGTAGCCCGCCGTCGGCCTCCTCACCCTCCGCCGGGTCCGTACCCGGGGCGGGCGGTGGCGGGGCCTGCGGCGGGCCGATCAGGTCCCCGGCCGGCGCCAACGCCGACGCGCCGTCGAGGAACACAATCCCGCGGCCGGTCGAAATGAACGGCTTGTCGGCCTCTTCGAAGTTGTACCGAGGCAGACCCGTCCGGTCGCGGTCCTCGTTCAACGTCATGCGACCGCCGTCAACCCGGCGCTGCGCCACCTCGTCCGCGGCGTCCTCGTCCTCGGACTCCAACCCCAAAATCCGGAACTCCAACTCCGGGGGTGCGTTCAGGTAGGTGCGCATCAGGTACGTGCACAACGCCTGCAGCCGGCGCAGGGTGGGTTGGGTGGCCTTGCGGTCCATCACATCGGCCTGGCCCTCATGCCACCCCGTCGACCCCAGGCCGCCCTGCTCGGTGAACCCGAGCTCGGCGATCGTGGTGTCGAAGTGCGACGCCACCAGCTTGATCAGGTGCAGGTCGTAGTCCGGGCGGTACCGCTCGTTCAGGTCCGACGAATCCTGCGGCTTCATCCCCCACGGCAGGATCCGGTACCGCTGCCTCGCCGTGGTGTTGCCCTGGTAGTAGTCGTTCAACTGGCGTTCGTACTGGGCCAGCTCCGTCGGCGACCACTCCGCCTGACCCTCACCGGCCAGCAACCAACCCGCCGGCATCACCCCGTCGGTGTACTCCGACTTCAACCAGCCCATGCGCCGGGCGTAGATCTCCCCGTCGAACAGGGCCTGCTCCACCGCCGACAGCCCGTACGGGGTCCACGTCCGCACGTTGTGGACCTTGTACACCAGCTGGTCGGTCGGGTAGCCGCCACGGATCTTGCCGGTGTCGGGGTCCGGGTCGCCCGACGCGGTGAACTCGCCGCGCGGAAACCCGTACAGGATCTGCTGGTAGGCCGGCTCGGGGGCCGTCGGCCGGAACCCGTACTGGTCCAGCAAAGGTTTGATCGTCGAACCGTCGATGATCTCGAACCCTGCCAGGTCCCCACCGAAGCGCCGCCGGGGGTAGATGGCGATGGCATCGAGGACGAAGTAGTCCTCGAGGAGCTTCCCCGCCCAGGCGATGAAGTCGTGCCCGTTGCGCGGATCAGGCTGCTCCCAGAAATCCACCAGGCGGCCGATGTGCGGGTCGACGCGCTCCCGCATCGCCTTCTCCACATCCGACCGGGCCGCCGACGGGTCCTGACGCTGCGCGCGCTCGATCGCCTTCGCCGAGATGGTGATGTCCCAGTCGAGGGTGACAACCTCCGCCTTGCGGATCTCAATGCACCTGCGGAACAAGGAGATCAGATCCGCGGCGTCCCGCAACACCTTCCACGGCACCAGGCGGTCCCCGAGGCCGGGCAGGTTGTACGCGACCGGGTACTCGTACTGACGCGGCTCCGCCCGCCCGGTCGTCGGATCGACCGGGTTGATCGGCGCCGGGTTCAGCGGGATGCCCGGCCCGAACGGCACCATCGGCTGCAGGCGGGGCAGCGGCATCGCCGGCGGGGCGGTGTTCTGGGACTGCTGCAACGCCAGCACCTGCTGGGCGGTGAACACGGCGGCCGGCTGCATCGGGGCGTTCTGGGCCTTGTCGAGGGTGCGGCTACGGCGACGAGGCACGCGCACCCCGCTCAACGAAGAAGATGCTGGCAGGGTCGTCGGTCAGCGGGTCGTAGGCCGCACCCTGCCGGGCGGTCCATAGTTCGTAGACCTGCCGGTCACGTTCGAACTGCTCCGGCGGTGTACGCCCCTTCTTGCGGTTGCAGGTCGCACAGCACCACTTCGTGTTGGTCCGGTAGTAGGGCCGGGCTTCGGGGTCCTGCACATCGAGCGTGATGTCGGCGAGGCCGTGGCCCATCGCCATGTATGGGTGACCGCAGTAGGAGCAGCCGTTCCCGTACTGGTGCTCGGCGTCATGGGCAAGGCGCCGGGGATCCCACCCGTAGACCTGGATTAGGTCTTCCTTGGTGACCTTCAGCGAGACGGCGTGACGACGGATGACATCCCGGGCCTTTACCGCCCACCGGTCGCTCTGCTTGTGCTCGTCGCGGCTGGTCTGCTCACATGGCCGGCAGACCAGCCGCCGCCTGGTGGAGCGATGCATCTCCCCACCACCGGTGCGGAACGCCACGTCGATCAGATGCGGTGGGTAGAGAGTGAAGCAGCGCCCGCACCGACGCTCGGGCGGGGGCGCCTTAAAGGTGCCGAGTGCCGTCGGCTCATTGCCGTGGGCCAACCAGTCCTGCTCAGACCAGTGCAGGAACTCGAATGGCCGGTTTGGGTTCTTCGCGGCATTGCGCCAGCGATAGAACCGCTTCCTCTCCTCGGCCATTTCGGGGGTGACTGCTGGACGTCGTGACACCAGCGGCACCCCCTGTCATCCTGTGTGGGTTGGCCGGTGGGCGGCCTGACGGAGGTGTGCGGTGGCGGGCTTCGACGCGGCGATGTTCAACACGCTCAAGGACATCCGGGAACGGCAGGACCGGCTGATCAGCGAGCAGCACCAGACCAACGTGCTGCTGGCCCAGTTGATCCAGGTCATGCAGGGGCAGCCGCGGCAGTGGTACCCGGAGCAGCAGCCGCCCATGGCGGCCGGTCCGTGGCCGCCGGTGCCACGCGGCTGAGGGGCTACTTGGCAGTAGCCCCTCCGGAGCACTAGTTGGCGGTCGTACCCAACTGGCTGAAGAAGTCCATCGCCGGGCCGGGCGGAGGCGGAGGCACGGGCACCTCGCCCAGGCGGGTGAAGAAGTTCGACAGCGACGGCGTCAGCAGCAGCTTGTGTAGGGCCTGGGTCATCGTGTCGACCTGGTCATCGTGGGCGCCGTTCGGGAACGCCGAGCACTCCTCGATGAAGTCGTTCACCCACGGCGCGTCCGAGGGCAACTCCACATTTCCGGCCTCGATGAACGCGGACACCGCGTGGCAGCGGGCCTCTTTGGAGTCCTTCGGGTTGTACGCCACCAGCCCCGGTACGTCCCTGCGCAGTTGGGCGATGATGGCCGGCCCGTTCGCCTTGTCCTCGACCAGCTTCAACGCCGCCTGAGGCCACTTCGCGGACAGGGCCTTCACCGCCGCGCACGCCCCCGGGAAATCCATGCGGCCCCGGACCTGATCCACCAGCTGGGCCTTCGCACCGCGGCGCACCCACACCTGCCCCACCACGAAGTCCGAGGCCTTGGTGTCCTTGAACGACATGTCCCACGACTGGATGACCTGGTCGGCGTTGAACGCCCGGCACGTACCGTCCCGCTGCAACTGCACCCCTGCACCCGTGTGGTAGCGCCACCAGCTGCGCTTCAGGATCCCGCCATCAGCCGGAGACGGGCGGCCCTGATACAGGGCGGACCAGCCGCGGGCGCCGACCTGCCGGCGGGTCTGCTCCCAGTCGTCAAGGGTGCGGTCGCGGGCTGACTCGAGGTACTGGCCGGGTTCGCGGCCAAGCGGGTCGGTTGCGGTGACCGGGTCGTGGTCGGCCTGGGCGGGGATGTTGACCGTCGTCCAGCCGGAGTCGTTCGCGGCCAACCAGCCAGCGAGGTCTTCCTCATGCCACCGGGTCTGGACCACGATCACCGGGGTGCCCGGGGCCAGGCGGGTGGACCCGGTTTCCTGCCACCACTCGATGCAGGCCTGCCGGTACACCTCGCTGTCGGCCTCGGCGCGGCCCTTCAACGGGTCGTCGATGATCAGCACACCGTCGATGGGGCGGCCGGTCAGGGCGCCGCCGATGCCGATGGAGTACACACCGCCGTCGTGGCCGTCCAGTTGCCACTCGTGGGCGGCGGACGTGTCCGAGCGGACGGTGAGGCCGAGCTCGGGGCGGGCGGCGATGTCGTTGCGGATGGCCCGACCCCAGCGGCGGGCGATGCCGGCCTCGTAGGAGGCGATCGCGATGCGCAGGTCCGGGTTTTTCAGCAGCAGCCACAGCGGGAAGGTGCGGGACACCCGCTGCGACTTGCCTTCCTGTGGGGGCATGGTCCAGATCAGGCGGGTGATCTGCTTCGCCCCGACCCGCATCAGGTGCTCGTCCAGCAGCTTCAGGGCCGGGGTCTGCACCACCCTGCGGTCCAGGTACGTGGCTAGGTCCCCGGGGGTGTGGAACTGGTCAGGGACCAGTTCCCGGCGCAGCCTCTGCAGCAACCGGAGCTTGTCCTCCGGCGGCCAATCGCGCCACGAGCTGCTCGATCTCTGCGTCGACGGCATCGACATTTCGGACCTCATGTTTCACCGGGGCGTCAAGTCCGAGGAGCCGGGCCCGCCGTTCCTGGATCTTCAGCAGGCGGTCGACGGCCTGCAGGGCCGGGCCGTCGTCCTCGAGGGGCAGGTCGCCGAGATACACGACGCGGCCCTGCGAGACCGTCACGTGGGCCCGCTCGGCGATCGACAGGGCCAGTTGGTACAGGTTGTCGAGCCGGGCCAGCTCGGTCTTGCGGACCTCTTCGGCCGGCTCCGCGACGGTGGCGAGGAGTGCCCGCTTGACCGCGAGGTGGGCGTGGCCCTCGTTGGCGTAGCCCAACTGCTTCGCGATCTCCGCGTAGCTCATGGCCCGGGTGCGCAGACGGCACGCCTCGGCGTCGCGCTCGGCCGTATCGAGGTCCTTGGTGAACCTGCCGTTACCGCCCCGGACTGCCATCGCACACCACCTTCGCGCGCACCATAAGCGTGATTATGGTGCGTCCCAAAATAGGACAGAACACCCGTTGTCTTTGTGACGCTGGGCTGCGACCGGTCTGCCCTTCGAGCGGGCTCTAACTCCCCGGGGCGGGGCACGTCAGGGAGGCCAAACGTGCCCCGCGGTCCCGTTCGGTCAGTTCTGGACGGGCGGCGGTACGACGACCGGCACGTTGGGGTCGGCGGCGTCGATGGCGGCCGAGTTGCCGACGATCTCGTTCTTGAGGGCGTCGAGGGCGGCGGTCTGCGCGTCGGTGAGGCTGCCGGCGTTCTCGAAGTCTTGGATGAGGGTGGCGAGCTTGGCGCTGTTGGTGGTTTCGACGGCCTGGATTTCGGCGAGCTTGTCGTCGAGCTGAGACATGATGTCCCCTTCGGTGTGGGCCAGGGCGGCCTGAATGATGCGGGTGATGTGGTCGTAGTCGACGTGGTTGACGGTGACCGGTCCGGCGACCGTGATGTGGACCCCCGCGTTGCAGTCACACATGTTGGCCTCCCCTGACACGACGATGCCCCGACCGTTTGAGCCGGTCGGGGCAGAGTTCTGCTGCCCCATCCTGCGTCAAAATCGGACATGGTGCAAGGTCACCGCGCGGGCGTGTCGGCCGTTGATCGAACCGCGATCTCGACGGTGTCGGTGGCAAGCCGTCCCTCGACCGGGACGAGTCTGGCCTCAGCGTCTCGCCGGTAGCGGGTGATGGTCACGATGCCTTCTCGGCCGTTGATCTCGGTGACGTCGCCCAGTCGGTCCGGGTCGGCTCCGAGCAGGGTGAGGGCGGCGTGGAGGTCTTCGGTGCTGATGCGCGTTTTGTCGCTCATGATGCGATCCATTCGTTGTAGGGAAGGTCTGGCCGGCGTTCGTATCCGACGACGGCAGCAGCCTCCCGGGTGCGCTGGTTCTCGACCGCGGCCAAGCGTGCTTCCTGTGCGTCTTGGTCGGCTTTGGACCGGTAGGTGATGATGTGGGCGGTGAGGATGCCGATGTTGGTGACGTCCCACGCTGCTCCGCAGGCCATGCAGCAGGCGGTTTCCTTGGCCAGCCGGATCCGTAATGTCCCTTTCGCACCGCAGAGGGGGCAGGGGGCCCGGGGGGTGTGGGGTGGGTGTTCCCAGCCGGTGACGGTGGCGGCCCAGGTGCACCACGTGCCGAGGTCTGAGCGCAGTTGGCGTTGGTCGTCGGACGGCATGACGGGGGCTGCCCCGACCAACGCGCGGATGTTGTCGTGGGCGTCCTCCCGTGGTTTGACCTTGACCCGGGTGCACCACCCTGCGGCGCCGGCTTCGATGGCGAGCAGCCGGTCGACAGCATCGAGCCGGGCGGCGGGCCTTGAGGCGAACGCGGCGCGGGTGATTTCGTCCTCGACGTAGGACTCGCCGGGGACGACGGCTTCGGCGAGCTGGTCGAGCAGGCTGGGCAGGTGTTGGTCCCAGACTTTGCGGACGCGGCTGCCGCTGATGGGGTGCCACCAGAAGATTTCGACGGTGTGCATGGGGTTGCAGAGTTCGTCGGCGTGCTGCGCGATGTCAGCGAGCAGGTCAACCACGGGGGACCTCCTCCCAGTCTTCGACCACGGTGATGACGCGCCGGTACACCTTGCCGCCGAAGCGCTGGCTGGCCGGGATCCAGTCGGCGAGGGGGAAGATGCGCTCGACCTCGGGATCATCTGGCCGGACGAGCATCGAGCCGCCCGAGAACAGCACCGCGTACTCCTCCTTCGGGC